CCGCGCTCCTGCCGCTGGCGTCACAGCTCGCCGATAAGCTCGCGACGTTCCTGCGGGACCATGAGGAGCAGATCGGGCTGACCGTTCGGAGGTGGACGGAGTGGGGACAGAATACGGCGTTCCCGGCGATCCTGAACTTCCTGCGGGATGCTAGGCCCATCGCCCAGAAGTGGTTCGACACGTTCAAGGTGGGGCTGATGGACGTTAAGGCGGTGTTCCTGTATGTGTTCGGGAACAAGGCGGCGCTGATCGCGGCGCTACTGGCGATTGGCGCGGCGGTCTACATCAGTTTTGGCCCTGTCGGTCTGGCTGCGGCGGCGATGGTGTCCTTCATCCTGCTGCTGGGCGTCATTCACAAGAACCTTGACGCCATCAAGACTACGTCCCAGAAGCTAGGGCCGGTATTCACTGCCCTGAGCGCGCCGCTCTGGCTGATGGCGTCGCCGCTTCTGCTCGTCGGCTTGGCTGTGGGCGTCGTGGCGACCAACTTCGAGCGGCTGAGGCGCGCCATTCTGAACCTCCCCAAGCTGCCCGGCTGGCTGGGCGGGCTGGCTGGGGGTGTCTGGAGTGTACTGGGGCAGGGCTTGATTCGGGCGCATCAGTTCGGCGGCATCACGTCGACGCCCTTCCAGGTCGTGGGTGAACGCGGCCCCGAGCTAGCGGCCCTGCCGATGGGTTCGCGCGTCTTCCCGGCTGGCCAGACCCGGCAGATGCTGGGCGGCGGCGGCGTCACCATCATCAACAACATCTCCGGCACCTGGGACCTGAGCAACCCCAACCACATCGAGCAGCTGACCAGCGCCCTCACCGGCCAGATCAGACGCAACCTGGCGATGGGAGCCTGACGTGTCGCTGACCACGTGGGAGGTGACGCTGGACCTGGACGGGTCGGGTTCCTACGCGACGGACATCACGGCCTACGTCTGGCGCTTCGATAGCCTGCGGATCAGCGGCCGCGGTCGGCGGGCGGACCTCGGTGCCGCAAGCCCGGCCACGCTCACGCTCTCCCTGGACAACAGTGACGGCCGGTTCTCGCCGAAAAACACGGGCGGAGCCTACTACAACACCTTCCACCCCTATGCGGGTATCCGAGTCCGCGCGACCTACAACGCCATCACCTACGACCTGTTCAAGGGCATCATCACCGGCATCGGCGTGAAGCCGCACATCAATGACGCCCTGGTCTACGTCACCGCCGCCGACTTCATGTGGGCACTGGAGCGGACGTCCGTCCGCCTGCCGCTGATGGAAAATCACCACCCCGGCGTCATCATCGACCGGCTGCTGGACCACGCCGAGATCGGGGAGCACGTCGACAACCCCATTTTCAAGGATGACCTCACCGGCTACTCCGTCCTCGGGACGGGAACGAATACCCGCGTCACAACAGGCATAGTCCTGGAGGCACCGGCCGCGCTGGAATCGGTGACAACGGCGGTGACGTCGGGCTGGCGGTACACGATCCCGCACAGTGCAGACTCCGAGTTCCAATCGGTCAAGGTGCAGGCTTCGTGCTATGTCTGGACGCCGCTTCCAGCCGACGAGGGGGAGACGTTCACGATCCGCCTGGGCGACAGCGTGGGTGTTATCGCCACGGCAACGGTCACGCTGACCTCGCAACCCCAGAGGGTGACGGTGAGTGGGACCTTCAACGGCGCGGCGACGGACTTCTACATCGACGGCTACATGACGAGTGCCGCCGCGACGTTCAGGACGGGCGCGGTTCATTGCGTGACCTTCGGCAACGCCTACGCGCGCTCTACCGAGACAGGCGTGCCGACGCTGGAGCGCGTCTTCTTCCATGAAGTCTCCGCCCTCTCCGCCATTCAGGAGGTAGCGCTGAACGAGCTGGGCGGGCTGTTCTACTTCGACGGCGCCGGCGTGGCCACCTTCGAGGAGCGGACGCACCGCTGGGCGGCGAGCCGAAGCCTGACGAGCCAGGTCACCATCGACGAACGGTTCAAGGAACTCGCATACAACGAGGACGCGACGGACCGCGTCGGCGAGGTGATCCTTAGCTATCCGATCTGGGAGAAAGCGGCGACTGAGGAGACGATAGCCTCAGTGGCGCCGCTGCCCCGCGCGATCCCGCCCAATGACACGCTCCGGGTGGAGATCGATTTCGGCGGCGCGACGGCACGGGACATCGTCAAGCCGGTCGCCAACACCGATTACTTCATCAACGCCAACCCGGGCGGCGGTGGCGCCGACGAGTCGGGGAACGTCACACTCGCCTGGGACACGTTCGGCGGCGGCGCGCAGGCCGTCTTCACCAACACGGTCGCCCGCACGGTTCACCTGATCTCGCCCTTCAACGTCCGGGGCAAGCCCGTGCGCCGTGAAGACGGGGCATCGCCCGCACGCGCCACGCCCACGACCGTTGTGCCGTATGCCGCCGTGCTCTCCTTCAGCTTCGGCCTGAACGGCAGTGAGGCTCACATGCAATCGTGGGCGAACTACCTGGCGGCGCGTCATGGCGATACCCAACGGGAGAACATAGCAATCGCAATGGCTGACCCATTCGGCGACATGCCGTTGACGGGGTTGACGGCGGCGATGCTGGCCGCGAAGGTCTCCGACCGGATCACGCTCACGAACGATAACATGCCGACGTCCACGAAGGTCAACGCCGATTTCTATATCGACTCTCTCGATCTCGCCATCGCTGGTCAGGAGATTGCAGCGACCTGGCGACTGGTGCCCGTGGATCTGGCCTACTTCATCATCGACACCGATTCAATTGACGGGGCGAAGGTGCTGGCTCCGTGAAACTAAATGAAGTGCCCCTGCGCATCCCGCTGCCTGACGGCGGCGAGAAGGCTGGCGTGATGCTGGAAGTGACTAGATTGGTTCGCCAACTTCTCAAGGTTCGCTGGCCGGTCATCGTCCTTAATCCCATTGCGGTGATGGATGACCTCACCCGGTCGCCAGGGATCGTCGGGGTGGGCTTCATTCCATGCGGCATGAGAGCGGAAGACGTAGCCTTGTCGGGAAATCTCCGGCCACTTGTGCCGTTCATCGGGTGGAATCCAGACGATGACATAACCATCTTTGCGTTGCCAGACTCCACCCCTCCAATTGTGAGCCTGCGGCCCTCGCGGGGCTTCATAATTTGGGCGGGGGCGAGGGCCAAGTTTGCGCAGCGATTCGCTAATCTTGGCCCGCACCTCTGGGCGCTTAGCGGGGTTCTGATCGCCGCGCTTACTGAGGGCCATCTTTTCCTTCGCCTCGGCAGAGTGTTGGCGGGGCGTCTTATACCAACAGAGACGAGAGCAAAAGCGCCGCACTCGATCACCCCGCCGAATCTCAAAGCTGGATTGACACCGTTCGCAAGTAAGCATGGACTTCATAACACAATGATACCAGTTGTAGGTAGGTAGGGCAACTATGAGCGACACGTGGGTTGCAACGCTGAAAAGTTGGGCGGCAGCGGTGTTGGCATCCGCCGATATGAATCAGGAGATTCGCGACCGGGCGCACGTCCTATCGCTGGCTGTGGACGGCGACACGTCCTCCACCACCATCAAGCACCGCCATCTCTCAGGAACGAACGCCGCACGTCCGGCCTTCGGAGAGGCTGGCCGCCTCTACTACGCGACGGATGACCCGAAGGTTGTTTGGCTGGATGACGGCGCCGCCTGGATCATCGTCGGCGGGGCCGTGCCGCACGTCAGGGCCTACCGGGATACCAACCAATCGATCACAAACGACACCTCCACCGCCATCTCCTTCAGTGGCGAGCGCTGGGACAACGACAACATGTGGGTCATTGGCGCTCCAACCCGTCTCACGATCCAGCACACCGGGCTCTACGCCATCGGTGGCTCCGTCCAGTGGGCGGCGAACGCCACTGGCAGACGCTATCTGAGCATCGTGGCGAACGCCGCTACTAACCTTGGCGGCACCCAGGTAGACGAAGCGGACAGCGGGTCAGAGGTCATCATTCAGAACGTCAGCACCCACTATCGCCTGAACGCCACGGATTATCTGGAGCTCATGGTGCGCCAGGTGAGCACCGCAGCCCTCAACGTCACCAGCGTCGGCAACTACTCGCCCGACCTCTGGGCGACGTTCCTGGGGCCATGACCATTCCCCGCGACGACCCCCTGAAGCGTCGGCCCGAACGTGGGCCACTGCCCGCTCGCGGCGTGCGGCAGCAGAAGCTCGTCGAGGGTCAGTCCGTTGGCGATCACGAGGACGCGGCGGATCCACACGACGTCTACATCCTGCACAGTGAGTTCACCGCCGCAGAGGGGGACATGCGGAAGGTTGCAGCGGGGACGTACACCCTGCACAAGAGCAACCTGAACGCGGAAGCAGCCCCGACTGCGGACGATGACGCTTCGGCCGGTTACAGCATCGGGTCCCGCTGGATATACGGGACATCGGTCTACGTGTGCACGAGCGCCGGAGTCGGGAACGCCAACTGGGAAGACTTGACCAGCGCCGGAGCAACTGACGGCGACGCCATCCACGACAACGTGCCGGGGGAGATCGCCGCTATCACACCAAAGGCGTCTCCGGTCAGCGGAGATTTCCTAGTCATCGAGGACTCGGCTGCGGCGAACGCCAAGAAGTCAATCACGATAGGCGATTTGCCGGGCGGCGGCGCCGAGGCCCACGGCATCGCCGCCCACACCGGACACGCCAATTGGAAGATGATGTACACAGATGGCTCAGGTGACGAACAGGAGGTCGCGCTTGGCGCTGCCCCGTCCGCTGCGCTGGGCCACACCTACTACCGTAGCGCGGGGGTGGCAGCGGCCCCCACGATGGCGCAGGAAATGAAGACTGTCACCATCGTCGTTGAATCCCCTGTTGCGGCGGATAACATCGCCATCAGCTACTTCTTCCAAGCCGTGACGATACGAGAAATTGAACATGCCGTTACGGCGGCCACCAACGCTATCTGGAACATCGAGAAGCGTTCCACTCGTGGAGGGGCCGGAACGGATATCAACTCCTCCGATTTCACCTCGACCACCACTGACGCGAACGCGACGAGCTTCAGTTCCGGGGGTGTAAGCGCGGACTCGTGGCTCGTTCTGGCTGTGACTAGCGTAAGCGGGACACCCGCCCAACTCTGCATCACGATTAGGTACACGGTGGACTGATGAGATACGTCTTCACCACTGGCACCGTGACCCCCACCGACATGCCCGACCACGACGCCCGCGACTCGTTCTTCGAGAACGTAATCCTGTCCGGCAACTTCACGGGATACGACTTCCGCAACGTTAGCTTCTCGCGCTGCCTCGTGGTGGGCGACTGGTCCGGGGCGCTGACCGAGTATTCAACCTCATGGCAGTCGGACTGGTCGAAGTGTATCCTGCCCAGGGACGCCTTCGGGGCTTACTCCCTACCGCCGCGTCACGACTTCATGGCGGCGCTCATCCGGCAACGGGCTGGGGCGCTCTCCCCAGCCCGCCGCACCGCCGCTCAAGGCGTTGCCGACCATCTGGCTGCCGACCACGCTACCTCCTGGCGAGACAGCCTCTACTGGCTCAAAACGACCTATGGCCTGACGAACGCGCAGCTCAAGACGATGCTGGCCACGGTGTTTCAGAACCACCCGGCCCTCGTGAGCAAGGTGAACGCGGTCGTCGGCGGCTCAGAGGGGTCGCTGTCAGCCATCCTCGACTGGGTGCGGCCCGCCGAGGAGCCGCTCGAAATCAGGAGCCGGATAGACCTTCTGCGCGACCCCCGTCTGACCGGCGAAGACAGGCGCGGCATCGAGCTGGTTCTTGAGGCCGACGCGTCGGGTCACCGCGTCCACCTCTACACGCTGCACCCGTGGCCGATGGGGGTGGCAGCGCTGGTGACGGGGACACCACACTGGAACTGGTGGGACTGATGACGCTCCTGTGGATGGACCCCACCGTCGGCATCCTGGGCTACGTGCGCAACGAGGGCGCGTCAGGGCAGGAGTTCTCCTACGAGAACTATTCTGATGGCCCCTTTCAGCCCGTCTGCGGGGGCTGGGCTTCCTACTCCAAGACGCAGCCTGTGTACGATTCTGGTGGGAGCCTTGACAGCAGCTTCGAGCACACACTGCAGTTAGCCAACACTGACCTCATCTACAACGCTGGGGCGTGGGCCGAGACTGCCTACGACTACTTCTGGTGGCCGTTCAAAATCAGGATCGATGCTGGCACCGCCATCGGCATCAAATACGTCTGTCTCTACACAACCAACGACCCGACCGTCATCTCGTCCAGCAACACCTGTTATGGACTCGTCATCACGGCCACTGGAAGTGGGACGGGACTCGTCTCAATCGAGCTAGTCGAGATGACCAGCCTGACCGCTTTCACCAGTCTCGCCAGCTACACTTTCGCCTCCGGCACCCCCAAGTGGATTAACTGCCGCTTCCGGCGCACGGTGGATGGCAGTGGCTTCAAGCCCGCCGAGGTCTGGGTGGACGGCACGAAGCAGATAGACTACAACGGCGCGACCGCCCCCAACAACGTGTCGGCGCTGGTGTCTATCGCTTGGAAGAACGTCGCCAATCCCCCTGGCAAGGGGAAGACCCACCTGACAGCGGAGATGGGCGGGTTCAGGCCCACGGACGAGGACGGTGGCGCTGGCGACTTCGACGGCATGATTCCCCATACTTGGGTGATGCAGTCCTACCAGCCCCACTGCGACATCATCAAGCAGTGGACTCGGACGCTGCTGTCGGACAGTGGGACATCCACGGCGGGCACCGATGCCACCCATGTTTTCGATTCGGGGAAGGCATGGACAACGAACCAATGGATTAACTACAGCGTCACCATGACCAGTGGGGCCGCAAACGGCCAGACGAAGGTGATTTCGTCTAACACCGCCACGTCAGTTGTATGTGCGGCTTTTTCACCCGCCCCCTCCCCCGGGGATACCTACAGCATCGCCACGACATCTACCAAGCACTACCGGCTCATCGATGACTATCACGACGACAACGACGAGCGCGGGCTCACTACCGGTGACCGTCTCTACGAGGCGACCGATCAAGACGAGGTGCTGTTCGGCATCCCCGACATGGGGGCCAGCGACGACCCCCGCGCCGTGATGCTGTATGGCATCGGCGACAATCTGCATCAGCAGGAGTTCTCCTGCCATGTGGACGGAGAGGCGCGGAGCTACGTCTCAGCCGTCCGCTATGGCACCTCCGGCTATCGCATCATGGAGACAACGCCGGGAGCGGCGGCCTGGTCGAAGGCGGCAGTTGACGGGATGGCGATAGGGTCGCGGTTCGTGGCAGGTGTGGAAGCTGACCTGCGCCTCTTCGGGGCCGTCATCCTCGGCCCCACCGTGACGAAGCCCGCGAACAACACCAGCACTGAGAATGCGGACTGTGACGAGCCGAGCAGCCCAGGTGGAGCGGCGCGACGGGTGTTCATCACACATAATGACAGCGCGGAAGAGTACATAGAGCAGGTGCCCGTAGGAGGATGTTGTGGACACTGACTTCGTAACCCAGACCGAGTGCGCCAGGATGCAGGTCAACGTCCACGAAAAGCTGGACGCCGTGATAGACCAGATCGCTGCCCTGAAGGCGCACCTGGACGAGGTATCTGACCTTCACTGGGAGGCGCACACCCGCGAGCACATCGCCGCCGAGAGGACACAGGGACACACGAACGAACTCTTGAACGACGTCAGGATGCGGTTCATCCCCCGCGAGGTGTTCGAGGGGTTCAGTCGCGTGACGGCAGAGAGCGTGAACCGCATGAACGACAGGCTATCACAGCTAGAGGGACGGTTCCTGGGGATAGGGTTGGCGGCGACATCGCTGGGCGCGGTGGCGCTGGTAGTCAGCCTGATAGGAGCGTGACATGACGCACTGTCTGGAGGATGCACAGCGTGAGCGGCGCGAGGCCGAGCGTTTCGCGCGTAACACGGAACTCAGGTGGATGATTTGGGACACTGCCGCTCGCGGCCCTGTCATCGAGTGGCTGTACGACGGCGGCGCGACTGTGAATGTGAACTGATGCCACGTTACCCAAGCGCAATCTGGAAGCCCACGACGAAGTGCAACTACGGCGGCGACAAGACGCACCTGAACATGGGCGTCGTCCTGCACTCAGCAGAAGGATCAGCGGCTGGTCTTCAGTCCGTCATCGACGGACCCCGTGAGGCGTCGTGGCACTTCGAGGTCCACAAGGACGGGAAGATAATTCAGCGTGTGGACTCGGCGGAGATAGCGTGGACGAACGGTTCTTACGAATCAAACCGCCGCTACTGGGGGGTAGAGCACGAAGGGTCGGCCCCGGAGCCGTTGACGGAGGTGCAGTTCCAAGCATCATACGAACTGGTGAAGTGGCTGTTCTCTCAGGCAGGGATAGGAAACTGGGAGCGGCGGGTTACATTGTGGGAGCATCGAGAACTTGGACAGTTTGGCTCGGCGTCGACGTCCTGCCCGGGTGGGCGGATACCGTGGGCTCAATACAAGGAGGACGACATCATGACAGATCAGCAAATCGCAGAGGCGATTGGGCGGATAGCGCGAGCGGGCCAGCTCGGACTGGACAAGGGGATCGTGGGGACGGAGAAGCTGGGCGAACTCGTTGCTAGCCTGAAGTCGGACATCGCCGCGCTGAAGGCATCTGGCGGGACGGCGCCGCACAAGCACAACCTCAGTGCTACCATCAGCGGTGAGACGGAGGAAGCGTGATGGAAAGGTGTCCAGTGTGCGAGGGGACGGGCGAAGTTGAATGGGGCGAAGCGACTGAGGCGCAAGTCTCAGGGCCAAAAATCAGCCTTGTCATCTCCCTGAACTACGATGAGGCTGAGAGCGTGGCCCGTCATGCTGAGTTTGCGGGCGAGTTGGTGACTCAATACATCAAGCGCCTAGTGCTAGAAGAGACAAGCAGGCCGATGGTGAGGCTTACCTGATGGGGCCATCGAGCTAGCCGTCCTCGTGCTCGCCCTGTTGTTGATGACAGTGGGGATGGCTTTCGTGCTGCGCTCGACTCCCCCACCACCGAAGCGCAAGACAGCCAAGGACATTATGAAGCCTATCGATAGGAGGAAGGAATGAGAAGACGAAGTGCGCGACCCCTCAAATTACCACCAGCGCCTTTAGCGGCACACACCCTAGCTCGCTACGGCGCAGGGGGCAGTGCGCGGAAGCTCCATGCCGCAGCATGGGAACGATGGCGAGAAATCCAGCAGACATTGAATGATGCATACGATGAATTCTTTGGGCGCTGGCCTCTAGAGGGAGGATAAGGAATGACGATCATTGCGGATCTGCTCCAACGGCTCACCTCACGGGGTTTCTTGGCGGCGGCCGCTTCCTACAGCATCGTCTTACTGTCCGGCCTGGGCTGGGCGCACTTCGAGGACGGCGTGGTGCTGGCGGCGACGGGGGCTTTGGTGACGTACATCGCGGCGAAGGCGGGCTCGGACGTAGCGACGAAGCGGAACGGCAATGGATAAGCGGTATCTGCTGACGGATGGCAACGTCCTCCACGTGGCGGCGGTAGACGAAGGCGGCAAGGTGCTGACATCTGAGGGCGATAATATCGACGACACCACGGGCTACCGGCTGCTGCACCTGGGGGAGGAGGACGACACAATGGAGCGGTGTGGTCGGTGCTTCCCGGTGGTTTTTGCGGATGGCGACACGGGGAACGAAACCGAGTCTGACTGAGCTTGACCGCATAGCGCGAGCGGTAGCGGCGCAAGCGGAGCGGCATCTACGGGAGGACGCCTACCAGGAGACATGGCTGAGGTTCACGCGATGGCCGCCTCCGAACCGGGTCTACGCCTGGCGTGAGGCGAACTCAGCCCGCAGCCGACTCGCCAGCCAGGAGTCCCGGCATCAGCGAATCAAGAACCTGGGCCCCGCGTTGCTGGAGGCTGGTCGGGGCAATGGGCGGCACCAGGCGAAGACGCTAGAGCGCAGGCTATACGATGTCCTGAGAGCGGCTAACGGTGAGCTTGTGCCCTACGACGTACTGCTGCCGGACATCTTCGGGGGCGAGGACCGGTGGTATCGCAACGAGCTGAAGGTCTACGTCTACCGGCTGCGCCGCAAGGGGCTGAAGATCAGGTGCAAGAAGGGCGTGGGATACGCGCTCACTTCTCCTTCGGCCGCTCGCTGAGGCTGGCGATCGGTTTAGGCCCCGTCCAGCATATCCACCGCTCCCTGTAAGCGCTCAGGGTTCACGTGGAGATAGATCTGCGTGCTCACCAGCGAGGCGTGGCGCATCAACTCTTTGATCGTCACCAGGTCCACCCCCGCGCGCAGCAGGTGCGTCGCGAACGAGTGGCGCAGGGCGTGAATGTGCGCCTTGCAGCGTGGGATCCCGGCCTTCGCCGCGTCCGCCATCAGCCAGACGCTGGCGGCACCGCGCGTCATGTGCCCGCCCTTGTAGCCGACGAACAGCCAGCCACGCCGGGCGGGTTGCGTGAAGGCGGGGAGGTAGCGCCGCAGGGAGAGGGCGAGCGGCAGCAGCGCCTCCTTGTTCCCCTTGCCGATGACGTGAAGGATCGCGGGCTCCCCGTCGCGCCAGATGATGTCCTCGTCCCGCAGAGCGGCCGCCTCCGAGGCGCGCAGGCCGGCGCGGGCGCACAGGAGAAAGTACAGCCGGTGCCGAGGCGGGGCGATGGCGAGCAGGGCGTCGAGCTCGTCGGGCTCCAGGTAATCCGGGAGGCGTGATTTCTTCACGATTTTCCCCGCAAGTTGACGATAACCCTATTGCATTTCCTGGCGGGGCCGGTGTAGGCTACGCGACAGACAGATGATACCATCACTAGAAGGCATTGACAAGAGCGGACGCGCTGTCATAATCGTAGACGGTATGAGCAGCCACAAGCGATGCGCAGCGGAGGGGTGCAATCGGTTCGTGCCGGACGAGCGCCGGTTCGATGCCATCTACTGCTCGAAGCGCTGCCAGTGGCGCACCCTCGCCCGCCGCAACCGCGCAAGGAAAGCCCCGAAAGAGAAGCCCACCGAATGATGCGAAATCGCTATTTTGCGCAATTGGCGGCGATCTAGTGAGCGTCGAAGTGCTGGCCGCACCCCCGAAGCCGCGAGCGCAGATCACCCGCGTGAGGTCTGGCACCGCCTACGAGACCCGCTGCGTGACCTGCGACGGGCCAGCCTACGCCCTCGGTGGCGGCTCCCTGTTCTGCCTGCGCTGCCTGCGGCCGTTCATGGCAGCCGGTGAGCGCTTCCAGCAGCGGATCAGCGTGCGAAGGGCGGAGGAGACGGCGTGAGCGAGCGGCTGTTCACGCTGATGCTCGTGGCGATGCTCGGCTTCGGCGTCGGCCCCTGGGTGTGGGCGCTCATGGAGGCGCTGCGATGACGGCCCAGGAGAAGAGTGGAGCCTTCGGTGCGGCGTTCGCTGGACTGACCGAGAAGTTGCCGCTGCGCTTCTGGGCCAAGGTGCGGCTCGGCGATGATGGCTGCTGGGAGTGGACAGGGGCGCGCAGCGCTGGAGGATACGGTTATTTTTGGTGGCAAGGTTCGCATCTCCGAAGCCACCGTCTGGCCTACTCGCTTCTTATTGGCCCGATTCCCAGTGGACTTACCATCGATCACCTTTGTCGCGTGAGGGCCTGCGTTCGGCCAAGTCATCTAGAAGCGGTAACGATGCGGGAGAACATTCTACGAGGCTTTGGGGCGACCGCGATCAACGCATCTAAGACTCATTGCAATAAGGGGCACCCATTGAGTGGAGCGAATCTCTATCTTCGTCCGGACGGTGGACGCAGATGTTTGGCCTGTAAATTGGCCTTTGACCGGGCAGCTTATCCAGGGCGGCGGGAATATTACATCGCATACAACAAGTCTCATCGCGAGAGAAAGCGCGAAATCAAACGTCACTACAGGAACCGTCGGCGCATGACGGCCCAGGGAGCCGGTTAAAGCAATGGGGTCTTCCCGTGACAACGGGGCGCACAGCCTCAAGCCTTTGATCGGCTCCCCGGTCCGTGATCCCCTCCCCAAAGGCGTCACGGGCTTGCCCCCCATAGCCGGGTCGGTGGCGGCAGACGCCGGCCCGGCATCTTTCACCTTTGGCGATCCCCGTTTGCCTGCCCGCTTCTGGGCGAAAGTGCGCGTCTTGGAGAACGGGTGTTGGGAGTGGACGGCGACACGGCGCACAGGATATGGACGATTCAAGGTTGGCAGCCGGCGGGATCGTACGGCTAGGTTTCTGCAAGCGCATCGCTTCGCGTATGAGACGCTGGTCGGCCCGATCCCCGAAGGGCTTGAGTCCGACCATCTCTGCCGGAATCGCCCCTGCATCTTTCCCGCCCACATCGAACCCGTCACTCCGCGAGAAAACGTATTACGGGGAGATGGGCCATCGGCCCGCGCTGCACGGCAAACCCATTGCCTACGCGGCCATCCCTTAAATGAAATCAACACCTGTCGCCTCCCAAGTGGTAAACGTGAATGTCGGCCCTGCCGACGCCTACGCCAAAACGCAAGAAACATCGCCATCGCTTCCTCGCAGGCAGGGTACATCTCCAATCGCCGCACCCCCTTGCCCGAACGGGTTTTGCCCTGCCTGCCGGGCGGCGATGGCCCGAGAGGCAGCGGGGCCGGATCGACCCACGGCAGGAGCCCGTTCAGTTGAAGCGCACCGGCTCCGCTGCTATCCCATCGAAAGAAGAAGGCCCCGGCGTGCTGAGCGCCAGGGCCTAGCGCACCGATAGGAGGTTCTACCGATGCAATCCGATTCTACCAGACACACGCCGGGGCCGTGGAAGGCGGAGATGGCGCCGAATCAGTTTGCCGAGAGCGGCTGGGTCGCGTTCGTCTGCGGCAACTACAAGGATGGCTGCGGCGACCAACTGGCCAATGTCACTACCAAATTCCACGATGGGGGCCGCCAAATCCCGGCGGAGGAATGGGCGGCCAACGCCCGCCTCATGGCCGCCGCCCCCGACCTGCTGGCGGCGCTGGCGCGGCTCACCTTGCCCGTGAACGTGCATGGAGAATCAGTGACGGGATCGGTCACCCTGGTGGTGAGCCGCGAGGATTTCGACCTAGCCCGCGCCGCCATCGCGCAGGCCCGCGAGGTGGCATCGTGAGCGCCCCCGAAGACCTCCTCGCGGAAGCGGGCGCCGACCGCCGGGCGTTGGGCGAACGCCTGCGCGCCGAACGCGAGCCCACGCCCGCCAGCGTGCGGGCGGAGCGAGATCCGAAGACGCGGGCGCTAGCTCGGGAGGCGGCGCTCACGACGACGGCAGCCGAGTGGTTGGCGGAGATCGAGCAGCAGGCCCACGAGCAGCCGGAGAGAGCGTACGTCGCACTCCCCGGCGACTGGGGCCGCGTGCTGTTCATCCTCAAGGACCGTGACCGCTTTGTCGGCTATGAGTACGGCGGGGCGCAGGTCTGGACGCGCAAGGGCGGCGAGCTGGACTACTTCTTGGCGGCGCCACTGGGTGTCCAGGTCCTCAGCCGCGAGTCCGCAATCGCGCTGCTGGCGCAGGCGATCGAGAAGGGGGCGTAATGATCGCCCACGTCTGCGATATCTGCGACGAGAAGACGCCGTACAGCATCCCCCGGCCCAGCGATGTGCCGGTTGGCTGGTATCTAGTGCGTCAAGGAGTCTTCGACGCCTATTCCGATTCAGGCGCCCTCGTTTGTTCGCTCCGGTGCCTACGGCAATGGGTGAAATTGAAAGGGGAGGAACCGATGAAGACTGCATCGACCAGCCCTAGCGGCGGGACAGAGGCATAGATTGGCTCAAAACCACGGCGCTCTCGTTGTGTGTGGGGTTGGGTGTGGGCGTCGTGGTACTGGGCCTGAGTGCAGTAGGGGGAGATGATGGACAACCTGATAGTGTTCGTGCCGTTCATCCTGGGCCTGACGCTGTTCTCCGTGCTCTACGTGGCGGAGAGACTTTCGGCCCGTCGATACCAGAGGCGGATAGAGCGGCGGTTATCGAGCCTACGGTACAGCCTGACGTACCCCCGAATCCCCCGCCCGTACCAACACAAGGCACGATAGAGGCGCTGATATGTTCTTACGACTGGGATTGTGGAACGGCCCTACGGATCGTGGAGTGCGAGTCACGCATGGACCCGAGCGCCGTGGGCTGGACGGGGGAGAGTTTCGGATTGTTCCAGTTGTACGCTCCAGTTTGGGGGCCATTCTTCCCCGGCTTCTGGGAGCTGTGGAGCGATGCCGAGTGGAACACGGCGAGCGCGTGGGACATTTACGTCCGGGCTGGCTACTCGTGGACGCCCTGGGATTGTTGGTGACGCCATGAAGCCAGAAGAGATTGCGGCCATCAAGCCGCGGCGTGCTGGCCGCGACGGTGGAGGTAGTGGAGTGACCGAGCGCTGCCCGGATTGCGAACAGCGATTGGCTGAGGCGACGGCTCTGGCTTCTGCGCTGGCCGAATGCGCCACGTTGCTCACCCAGGAGATCGGGCATGGCTACATCTGGCAGCGGGCGGACAAGCTAATGCAGGCTCTCGATCATGAGACTATGGTGGTGCTTCACCTCCGGCGGGCGCTGCGCGAGTGGGGCTCGATTATAGCCATGGAGAGCGAACTCCCAATCAGGTACGATCCGCCGATGGACGCCAACCGATGTAGTTGTCCTTGTCATGTTGGCGCGGCGACGGGCGGGCGGTGCTGTCTGCACCGCCCGATATACACCTCATGGCAGCACCCATCCGAGTTGGGAGAAAAGACGACATGACGCCCAGCGACGAGCGCGCCATCCTGGCCGTGCGGCTGTTGGCAGTCCCGAAGCATGGCGTTGCAACTGATGCCTATCTTAGAGAGGCAGCTGAGCGATGAGCGACGAAGAGACCAAAGCTGCCGTAACCATCACCTTCAAGTCCTCTTCTTCCGAACGGGGCAAGGAGGGCTACGTGACCACGGTGACCTCCGACGCCACGGAGGCTGACGTGGACCGCACCGCAACGCTGGCAGCGCGGGCCCGACAGGCGGCGCTCCAGGAACTCAACGGTGAGAAGGAGACGGAATGAGCGACAACGAGAGCAAGGAGCTGACGCAGGCGGAACCCGAAGGCATGCCCGCGATCGCGCCGACCGACATGGACATGGCCCGCGCCCTGGTGGCGTCGGGCTTCTTCCCCACGATCAAGAGCGCGTCGCAGGCGCTGGTCAAGATCCAGGCCGGGCGGGAACTCGGCTTCGGCCCCGTCGCTTCGATGATGGGGATTCACGTCATCCAAACTCGCGAGCGCACGAGCATCCAGCTCTCCGCGAACATGCTGGCGAACCTGGTGCGGCGGAGCGGGACTTACGACTTCGACGTCCTGGAGCACGACGAGCAGCACTGCGCGATCCGGTTCCTGCGCGCTGGTCATGCCATCGGCGAGAGCCGGTTCACGATGGACGACGCGAAGCGGGCGGGACTCGCCGAGCGTGACGTCTGGAAGGCATACCCCAAGAACATGCTGTACGCCGCCGCGATGCGGAACGGGGCCAAGTGGTTCTGCTCGGAAGTCCTGCTGGGCGCGCCGATGCCGCTGTCCGACAGCGAGCCCGAGGCGGGCAGTGTGGACGTGGAGACGGGCGAAGTCTTCGAGGGTGAGGCGGTGCCGGTGGTGAGCGCCCCGCCGGAAGGCTACAAGCCGAACTGGGACGCCTTCTGGGCCACGGCGAAGGAGCTGGGGCTGAGCCGAGAAGAGGTGCATGCCTTCTGGGATTTGCCGCCCGATGAGGGCGCGCTGAAAGGCTACGCGGAAGCACGATCGGCGGCTCTGGGCCACACGCTCATGGAAACAGTGTCCTTGATGACAACTGGCCTGGCCGACATCGCCGCCGCCAAGGCCGAGCCCGCGCCCCCGTCTGACGAGGCGGGCTGGGTGCCCCGCGAGATGGCGGAGGCCGAGCGCAAAGCCGCGAAGGCTCCCGCTGCGCCCACCGGCCGCGTGAAGCCCGCACCAGAGACGACGCAGGACGCCGCCGACATCGACGAGGCCCGCCGCTCGTTTCTCGCCGCCGCCAGCGAGAAGAAGCTGACGACGCAGGCCACGATGCACGAGGCGCTGCGCTTTCCCTGTGGCGGCCAGGGGAACCACACTGACGGCGATCCGAACGCCTGCAAGGCGCTGATGGAGCACCGCACGATGCTGGCGGTGGACGGACGGGGCGAGGCCGGCGCGTGGTGGACGCTGGAATGCGTGCTGCGAGGCCAAGAGCTCGCGCCGTGGGCGGACCCCGAGCCCGAGCCCGAGCCGGAAGCAGAACCCGAAGAGGCCGCCCAGGCGGCGATCAACGAGTAACGATGGCAACGACTACACGCACGGGCGCCGAATTGCCGCATCCCGCTATCAAACGATGGGCCCGACTGGGCAACAAGAGTCTTTTCTTGGGGGACCGGAACGAACTGTGCGATTGCCGCCCGAGGGATCACACCCACCGATGGGTAGTCTTCGCCCATATTCTGGAAGATGGGGACTTGCCGCCCATATGCCCGCACTGGCGGATACCGAACTGGGAGGGGGCGGAGGCATTCGAGTTGAATACGGACGATGAGGCGGAGGCGGTTGAAGCCTTCAATCGCTGGGAGGCGTGGGTGCGGACATGAAGCCCCTGAGCGCGAACGTTAGCGTAGCCTGCGACTGCGGGCGCATCTTCCTGGCGCTGGTCCGCCCGCCCGACTGGAGCGCGTACTGCCCGAAGTGCGCCGCGCTCTGCCGCGTCACCGTCACGCTGGAGGCGATGGGGTGAAACCTACCCAACTCTTGCCCGACGCAACAAACTATCGCCCGCCGCCTGCCCTCGGCGACATGCGCCCCATCGCCGCCACGGAGCCGCAACACGTGCTCTACCGTGGCAGGGTGCGCAGGGTGCGGGCTGTGATCGTGGCGCAGCACCAGCGCCACCGCTACTACGTGCTGACGTTCAAGCGCGGCCACGCCCCGAGGGATGCACACCTCTGCGCCATCGGCCCGAGGGGCCAGCGGCACGTTAACGGAGTGGTGGTGCGGAGCGACCACTGCACGCCGCTAAAGGCTGGCCTGCGGTGAACGCCACGCTCACGCCCCGCGACAAAGCGATCTTGCGCTGGCTCTGGCGGCATCCAGGGGCCAGCATCCGCGAGCTCATGGCGGGCTGCCGCATCCCGAGTCCCTTCTCCGTGAACTACAGGCTGGAGCGGCTCAACCATTTGGGATATATCAAGCCACGGCCCGCGAGGAGCGAGCGCACGAACACGCTGACGCCCGCCGGGCTGTTGGCGGCGCAGGGGTATCGGCTGCTGTGGTGGGAGGCGGAGTATGTGGGCTAAGCTAGACGACTCCTTCTTTGAGCACCGCAAGGTGGTGTCGGTGAGTCCGTTGGCCCGGCTCCTCTTCCTTGCCAGCCTTGCCCATTCGGCGAAGCACCTGACGGATGGCGTTATCGCCAGCGGGTACCTTCCTGGCATCAGGACGAACGCCGGCGCCAGCAAGCGCCATGCTGCTGAGCTGGTGAGCGCTGGTCTCTGGGAGGATCATCCTGCCGGGTACTTCATCCACGACTGGCTAGACTACAACCCTCCAGCAGAGCGTGTTCTTGCGAAGCGAGCGGCGGCGAAACTGCGAATGAGCGAGTTGCGTTCCCGCGAACAAGACGGCGAACAAGACGCGAACGTTCAAGGTGAACAGGGTAGCGAAGTTCACGCGCGTACCCGCGCGATACCCGTCTCCCGTAGCCCGTTACCCGTAGTCCCGTAGGAAAGGAAGCTACTTCGTAGCATATCTGGAACTGGTACTGAACAGTTCCAGTACCAGAAAGCAAAGAGAGGACGTTACGAATTGCCGTACGACATAGAGGCCGAAGTTGACGCGGCCATTATGGAAGTCGCTCAAGCTTGGGGAATCCGCACAGATACCGTTGCGCCCATCGTTGACGAGTATGGCGTTCCGCTTGTTCGGGCGGCGCTGTCTCAAGTTCAGGACGAGATGGCGAACGGATACGCTGTCCAAAAGCCGTTTGGCTACATGGTGAGCCTTCTTCGCAAGGGCGTGATCCAGGCAGCCGCTGTGGTGGACGTGAAAGGCCAGGCGGAGGCGAGCGCGCTGTACGAGCGCTATCATCGGGGCCGGGCGCTTTCAGGCAAGGGACCGTGCGTCTGCTGCACCGACGCGGCGGAGGTGTATGAGCGTTACCAGTGCGGGAAGGCGACGACGTGAGCTCCTGGTCGTTCACCGTGAAGGGCGAGCCCCAACCGAAGGGCAGCGCTCGCGCCTTCGTCCGCAACGGGCGCGCGATCGTGACAAGCGACAACCCGGGGGTCCGGCGCTGGGAGGAGACGATCCGCTTCGTGCTACAGGACTGGCCTCACGGCATCCTCACCGGCCCGGTATCGCTTGTGATGGTGTTCACGCTAGTCCGCCCCGCGAGCGTGTCGCCCAAGCGCCGGCCGTTCCCCACGGTGCGGCCGGACGTGGACAAACTGGCACGTGCTGGACTGGACGCCATGAGCGGCGTGGTGTTCTCTGACGACGCGCAGGTCATCGAGGCGCTGGTGGGGAAGGTTTACGGAGAGGTGCCGGGGCTAGCGTGCGAGGTTCGATGGTGATCCCAGAGCCGCAGGCGCACGCCGCGCTCGGCTTCAAGGCGCCGGCGAACGTGCGCGCCCGGCACCAACGCATCATCGCCCTGCGCCGCGAGGGCTGGTCGATGCCGATGATCGCGCTGAAGCTCGGGCTCTCGGCGCACTCAACCGTGCGGTATCACGTGCTGGGTCAGTGCGACTGCGAACGGAGGACACGATGAACGAAGAACAACTAGCGGTGCTGACGGAGAAGGAACTCCACGATTTGAGGTATGGTTGTGAGGGCACGAACCACCCTCTCTGCGAACTGACTGAAGCACACCTCACTGCCCTTGCCGACGCCCGGCTGGAGATGCATGAGGCACGGTCTGAGATTGCACAACTCAAGACAGACTGGGCATCGGTTTGCGCCATTGCTGACGAGCGTAAAACGATGTGCTGGGAGGCAATATATAAGGCGCGGGCACTGGAGGCTGAGGTCGCACGGCTCACGAAGGGGGCCAACTGATGCCGGATGGGAACGCGCGTGCTATAATCGTGCCGCGATGATGCCGGTCCTCACGGTCACGCAAGCTCGCTGGCTGGTCGGGATGTTCGGCTGCTGGCCGACGTCCTCCGCGATCGTGGTGCGCGACCCGCCGATGTTCTGCATCATCTTCCCGTCGCCCTGGGAGTACGCGAGGAACTGATGGCCCCCTACGGCTACACGACCAGCACGTGGACTAATGCCTCCGGCGCCTTCAGCGGGACGTTCTTCCGCATCCGCTTCAGCGCGCTGCCACCGCCCGTCCTACGGCCCCGCGTCTGCGCGCACTGGCTCTTCGGCCTGTCGTGCGACGCCCCGCGCCGGGATGTCCGGCGCGCCTACCGACGCCTGGCGAAGATAGCGCACCCGGATCTGGCGCCACCCGAGCGGAAGGCGGAGCTGGGGCGCTGGATGAGCATCCTGAACACGGCCTATGAAGCGCTGGAGACGGGCGTCGCAACGTGAGCGTCAAAGCGTGCAAGCCGCTGCGCAGCATCCGTCCCGGACTCTGGCGCTGTGCCCGGCACCCCGGCTTGCCCCTGCGCCATTCGCTCGCTATCGCTCATCACGTCGGCTTCTGGGACGTGAGCCCGGAGAACGCTGCCGAGGTGCTGGATATCCCGAGGGGGATGGGCTGCCAGCTGAGCGATATCTACTTCGAGTGCGGCGACCACGGGGAAGAGGCGGCATGACATGACGATCAGCGGCGACCTCCTTCTGGCCGGGCCAGCTGGGGCGGCTGGCCCGGCACTATGCCGATGAGCTGCCACGTCGTTGGAGCACACCGGCATCAGCGGCTGAAGCGGCTGCGCCGGAAGCTCCTGCGCTGGACGCAGCTCAGGCGATGGCGGGCGGTGAAGTGAGGATACATGTCGACATCGAGCCGTGGGCCATCATGGTCCACGTCTACTTGAACGGCGTGGATATCTCGCGCTGGTGCAAGGGTGCTGACGATGAGAGGGGCACGGTCATTGTGGCCAGGGATGTGCATATGCTCGGCCTGCCCGAGCGGCTGATAGGGCCTGAGCGAACCGTCACCACTGTATTAGGCGAACCTCATGAGGAGGAATGGGAAGTTGTGGTCAATGGTGTGCTGGAGATACGCGGGGTAAAGAAGGCACGCGAGAGCTTCTTGGCGTCTGAACGGCAGCGGAAGGTGGAGCGCGCGCGGGTGACGCTCCCATGAGCCCGACCCGCATCCTCTCGCCCTGCTCGGAGCCCCGCTGCCCGGACGCTGGCACGGACCGAGGCCGCTGCCCACGCCACGCCGATGCCCACCAGCGCGCCGGCAACACGCCCCTGCGCCGCTCAGAACGCGCCTTCTACGCGACTCCCGAATGGCGGGCGCTGCGCTACGCCGTCCTGCTGCGCGACCCGATCTGCAAGCTCTGCGGGCGGGCACGGAGCACGCAGGCGGACCACAAGACGCCACGCAGCCAGGGCGGGGCCGACACGCTGGCGAACCTACAAGGCGCCTGCCATGGCTGCCACTCGCGGAAGACGGCGGCGGAGAACCGCAGCGAGGGCGGACGATGGGGATAGGGGGTCAGAATTTCTAGCACCTGCGCCCCACTTTGG